ATTTAAGATTCTATTAATTTTATCAGACTTGGTAAAAATGTTAGGAGAATTTATTTCTTTGTGTTCTTTTAAATTCATAAACGCTCCATTTGTAGATGGTTCTGAAACAAAGTCAAAACAAATGAGTTGGAAATCTTCCTGAACCATTGTAGTCCCGCTACCTTCAGCATTAGTGACTGAACCTAATCCCCTAGACGAGATGCCTAGTTTAACATTTGAATCCACCAGGGAACGGAGGATTTGACCAGAGGGGGTGTTCAACACTTCGACCTTGCCCTTTACATCGTTGCCGTCCCACCAAATGTCTGTGACAATGTGGGAAGCATTTTTAAGGTTGATGACTGAATCATCGGGATGATCTAATTCCCCTACTGCTCGTCGTTCCCTAACAAGTTTTTTATATGTTTCTACTTCCCTCTCCAGAATTGGTCGAGGGTAAACTCTGCCGTTGCCGTTTTTGGCATTTGCTCTCTGCATGATACCCGAAAGAATGAGGACATTGTTTTCCTTAATTCTTCTCTTTTCGTCTTCAGTTAGTAAATCTTCACAGATACCACCTTCACATAATTCATAAAATTCTCTGAGCAAATACTTTGACATCTTTAATCCTCTCTTGCATCCGGCACGTTGGCGTAAAGAGCTGCGAGATATTTGTTGACCGGACCTTTTGTGCATCCCACTTTTTCGTTACTCTTTTTTTTATACACGCACTTACCTTTGGAATAATATCCTTCTTCCAAAGTTTCAATTATAGCTTGTTTAACAATTTCTTTAAAATTCATTAATCTCTTCCCTACGGGCGCAACCCGTTCGAGTCAACAACCTTTGCGGCATCTACGAACTGGTTGAAGCATCCACCTTTTCATGTCTAATACCTCCGTCACCCACTAATTGGATGAGAAAATAACTGACGCCTGATGATAGGCATCCTAGTAGAAATCCCGTAAGTGGTCCTCTACCAAACATAAATAGTGAGGAATAAGGGGAAAGTGCCCATAAAAACACCCCAACCCAGAATCCAACACACATGGGACATTGAAAGAAGTGGTGCGTGGGTCGAACTTTATTAAAGATAGAACCGTAAACTAAAATTTGAGTCAGGCCATATGAACAGAGACAGAAGTAAATAATTTCATCGAGCACTAAAAATATCCCGGAATGTATTTACCTCTGTTGTATTTGTCCATACTACCTTTTCGATCTTTATGGGGTACATCACCTAGTTCGGTAGAGTCTTCCTCATCGGGGTCTACGAGGCGATCTATTTCTTGTTGCTGATATGCTTTATCATAAGCAAAGTACGGTCTTTCCTCGTCTATAAATTTAGATATGGAAAGCATCACAACTTTGTCAGCATCGTAACCGGTAGTAGACTCAGGGTATGCTGCTTCAAGGGCACCGTAAACGTTACCTCCCTGAATTGATTCGGGTAGAACAATACCCTTCTTGGTAAGATAATCAAACATTCGATTCTGTGCGCCATAAACTACATCACTCAGACTTTCTTTGGGGAAGGCGACAATCTTATTCTTCTCGGGCATCACAACAATATCAATATCTATGTGATCAAAGATAAGAAAATTTCCGTCCAATGAACGCCGAACATTTAAATCAATCGTTATTTCATTCTCGGAAACGTCTTGCTCTTCTTTATTATCTGGCAGTATTAGTTCAATCGTCATTGTTTATTACCTCTACAAGTTGCTGAATTTTCATAACGTTTGTGAGTAGTTTTTCATTCACCGGTAGTTCTTTTGCTTCGTCTAATATTGTCAAAACTTTTTTCGTAGATTTAGACATCTGTTCGTCGCAGGTTTCTTTATCTTCCAAAAGTGCAAGCAATTCTTCTTTAATTCTTCCCAGCTCTTCATTAAGATAAATTTTGAGTTCCAAACCATTATCAGAAAAAGACGAAATATATTTAGATAAAAGATTTTTTTGCTCCTCGTTAAGAGAATCTTTATATTTATTATTAAATTTTTCTAGAAATTTACCGAGAACAATATCATCAATTTGTTCTAATTTCTGCTCTTCTTTCGCCTCTGGGATTGTCATTCTTTCGATTACTTTGTTTTCTAAAAGAACTCTGTCGCGAACAGTAACTTCTTGATTAAAAAGTTGCGCAACAGACGCAAGTGATTTATAGGAAGGTACAAAAACAGAAAAAGTTTCTGTGCCGAGGTTCTTGTTGATGCTTTTTATCAATGCTGTTTGTTCTGTAAACAATTTTTGTTTATCTAATTTATCGTGTGTTCTCTTTGCCTCAGCAATAATTTTTTCCGCAGTTGCAGCGTCTAAGTTTTCACACTCCAAGATGGTAGTGTAAATTTCATGCTCCTTGGCAATTTCCGTATTCTTATAAAATTCTTTAAGAATATCTATCGCTATCTCTCTTTGAGATTGTTCTTTTTTAATCACCGCTGTAGTGATAACGTTCACCAGTGCTTCGTATACAAAAGCAACGTTTCTTTTTTTATTATGTTTACTCTTCATCATGATCCTCAAACTCCATTTTCTTACTCTCTTCTAATGAAGAGACAAGTTTCTTAATCTGATATTTACTAGAGAACAACTTTTTTTCGTCGTCCAATAAATAAGTAGTGTTTTTGTTTTCGTAAATACTGTTATCTAATCCCGTATAAAGAGTTGAAAGATCTGTAAGACCTGGCAATATGTTACGAGTTGTAGACGACGCCTTCTCTCTTGCGAATTTTGACTTCATACTTTTTTGGCGAGCGGCATTCTTTTTTCCGGCCTGACCTTTTTTAACATGGGTCTTACCGTTCCAGTTTGCTTTCGTGTACTCATCCCCTACCTTAACTTCCTCTTCTTCGAGTTCGTCCGGGGCGGCGAGAAGTGTTTCATCCTCTTCTGTATCACCTTCTGTGTCCTCATCGTCGCCTAAGTCATCGCCACCTAAGTCATCACCGCCTAAGTCATCACCACCGAGAGCGCCGCCAGTGTCGCCAGAGGAGGCAGCTGAACCGCTTTCTTCGGCGGCGGCGAGAGCAGCAATCAATTTTTTATCATGAAACATCTCTCTCTGCATTCTAATCATCTCTTCGTCAGTCAATCCAAAAAGATTATTAGCTATCCATCGCTGACTGAACATGCCTTCAGTTGCACTGGATGCGACATCGAATTTAGTTCTCCAGTGTTCCAACTCTTGAAGTTCTGCTATTTTAGAAGGATTGTTTAAACCTAGCGTAAAAGACACAAGATCGTCGCCGCGAAATCCAAGAGTGTAAAGGTGAATAACTGCCATCTTCTCAAGTTCAGATATCACACTTCTTTGCAGTCTTTGAATAGTTCTTGCGAATCGCACGTCTTTTTGAGCAAGCGTTGTCTTTTCCTCAGATGCACCTTCGCCAGTTGACAAATATGATTGTGGTATTTTTAAAGCTGCGAACAACTTGTCTCTCAAATATTTAACATCATCAATATCCCCGGTAAATGTACCGCCTGGTAAATTCTCTATTCTAGTACTGGTCTCTCCGCCACGGACAGGGAGAAAATAATCTTCCTCGACAGACAATGGGTTATAGCGCAAATCAACGCGACCGGTGGCTGAGTCTACTACCTGATTTCTCTTCATAGAAGTGATTACTCTCTGCATGTGCTGCTCCACGTCTTGGGGAGCGATATTGCCAATATCGATGTAAAAGACACGACGTTCAGGTGAACGGACAATGCGGTACGCCATCATTGCGTCTTCTAATAAAGTGAGTTGTCTCCAAATACGACGAGCGGGTTCAAGAATAGAAGAACCATAGGGAGCATACTTGTCATTACCTAAAATACGAAAATGCGCTATTTGCCAATTCTCAAAAGTGATACCGCCAGAGTTCCACTGATATTGGACATAATTTGGATTTGTAACATCTTCGCCTTCCAATCTTTCAACTTCGTGAGATGGTAAACCAACAACGTTCTTAATTCCCTCGTTTTCATCCAACTCCATGTACAGAAAATAATCTCCATACTTACACATTGAACGGCACCATCCGTACAGATTGAACTCAACATTAATCACATTGTGAAATAGATTATTGAGGATTGTTCTAATCTCTTCATTCTTACACTTCACACTGAGCATTGGTTGTAAATTTGTAGATGTAGTCATCTCGTCTGCGTAAATGTCCATGGCTGAGGCGATTTCTGGAACAAACTCCATTTGCTCGAAATCCGTATATCTCTCTGCCCTGTTACGGTTGAGCATATTGTCAGTGTAAAAGCGATCCATAGGATTGTATACGCTTTTTTGAAAGTTTAATCCTTGTGCTGATTTAAATTTATACTTGTCCAGATCTCTTCTTCTTTGCTTTCGATACATCTGAACACGTCTATTGACGATTGGGCCTGAAAATAATTTCGTCAGTCCTTTAAATAAAAATGAATTACTGTTTTTGGGGTTCTTAGTCTGATCTGCCATTTACTATCCTTTATACAACCATGAATATTCTAACTGCTGCTTGATTGCCTGCTCTCTTTTTGTTTCCTTGTCGTGGTCCATACCTCTATTATATCCAACTTGTCCAGGAATTTTAGTGCTTATTTTAGTATTTGCGACAACCATTGCGTCTAAACAGGCTCTGTTGTATTCCTCCGCTCTTTTATTTGCTAATAAAGCAGTATCTCTAATCCAACAAGCGATAGCAAGAGACATAACGAGGTCATCATTGTAACCCCTCATTGCTTGAGGTTTTCCGTGAACCCAAACAAAAGTCCTAATCTCATCCAACAACCGATTGGAATATAGAATAAGTAGTTTATTTCTTATGAATTCTTCCAGTTTAGCAATAATCAACGGACGAGTTTTCATTGATGTGGTAAACCCAGGCACTACATTGGACATAGTTTCCGCAACGTGAGGGTCAACTGACTCGTGTGTTGACTTATGAGAATAGTATAGATTAGGGTATTTCATATCTATAAGTTTTTCTAAAACATTATACCCTATGTTGTTGTTTTCCACCACTAATAAGCACTGCCCATACTCGTTGCCAGAAGTAGAAAGCATCTGAGCAAACATTTCTAAATTTGGTTTACCTTTATATTCCGCAACTACTTCCATAGTCTCCAACTTTATAATGTGAAAACAAGAAAAATCTTTTCCGTCACCGCGTGCTACATCGGCAACAAGCAAATACTTATTACCCGGTAGATATTCTTGCCATATCCAAAGATTCCTATCAAATCCTGTTCTGTGTTTTGGATCCGACAATCCATTCATTATTCTTTCGATATCATCTGGGTGTATCACCGACTCGCCTGATGCGAGAAACGAACACTGTAATTCCTGCGCAATATCTCTACGAGACATGTTCTTTGTTTCTCTCTCGAACCAATCATCGTCTCTATCTGGGTGGGCATCCCATGGGATAGTTGTAGGGTAAAAGTCATTACTTTTATTTTCTGAGTCTACAAAGGTTTTGTGAAACCAATTTCCTACGCCATTGGGAGTTGAGAGGGCGATACATCGACCACCGGTTGAGAGAGTGGGATACAAACCCATCCAGAGTTCATCAAGTCCCTCAACATGAGCAGCTTCGTCAATAACCAACAGTGACAATGCTTCCGAACGACCTGCATCTCCAGAAGTGGATGTTGCTTTTATTTGTGAACCGTTTGATAACTCAAAAGAATTTTTATTGTCTGTGGATATACTTGAAGTTAGCAACCATTCTGGTACATTTTTTATGATTTGCTTTACCTTTTTTACGAGATTGGCGGCGGTGTTTAACTTGGTTGCAATGACAAGAACGTTCTTATCTTTATGAAACAGCATCAACCAGGCAACGTAAGCAGCAGTAACGGTAGAGATACCCAACTGTCTAGCTTTAAGAATTACATTAAATCGATAATCATTAAAATCTTTCAATAATTCAGTTTGAAAATCGTAGGTCTTGAATGGGACCTGTCCCCTCATGGGGTGAGTAATCCTCGCATATGTATTGGTAAAATAAACGGGATCCTTGCCGGACTTTAATATCTCGGCAATGATCTCTTTTTTAGTAAGTTGATAGGACACTTCTATCCCTTTCGTTCTTTCCTTACGTCGAGCACTACTTGGCGAAGTTCCTTTAGAAGTTTTGATGCCTCTGTTGCAGTTTTACGAAGGCGTGTGCCCGGAGCATCAACGCCTCTGTCAAACTTTTCGGCATCTTTGGAAGCATTTTCCAAAACTTCGATCACTTCTTTCAATTTCTGTAACAGCATTATATTCATTCTCCTCTATCAGCGTGCCTTAAGATATAACACTTAAAGCAGCACTTGTACTTATTCATATAAAGATCGTCTTTCGTAGAGAAAGAGTACTCTTTGCATTCGGGACAACTTCTGTCTTCCCTTCTATTAAGTAGTTTTTTCGACAGTAAAACACCATTATGCTCCACCATATCAAGCTTGCCGTCTATTTCCCTTTCTTTTTTGGCAACTTGTTTTAATTCTTCGAGGTATTCTTTTTCTTTTTCTGGTGTCCAGTTCGCACGAGGGTTCTGCACTGCTTCGTCACCGTACTTTTCTGCTATCGCTTTCTCGTAATGAATTATGTCTATTCCGTTGTCTTTCAATCTTTCTACCTCGCAATTTGGACAGAAGCATAAAAAATGCCCACAGAAAGGAGAATCCCGGAAAGGGTACCACCAACAAACCAAAAAGGAGAGTAGTCTTCACTCGTTTCTTCGACCACTTTCGTGAGTCTTTCGTTTTCCTTTTCTGAAGTCTCAAGAAGAACTTTCGTTTTCGCAAGTTCGAATTCTGTGTCCGATACTTTTCTTGCTGTATCAAGTTCACATCTTGATTCTGCTTTTTGCTTCTCGTGTTCAACCTCAACTTGACATCTTTCCTTCGCAAACTCTTTCTCTGCTAATATCTTAGCTCCAGTCTTTGAATCAATAAGGACACCAGTATAAGGTGCTGGTGTTCCTTTATTAATTACTTCTATTTTTGATTCTGTCGAAAAAGAAGTTGATGTAATTAGAAAGATAGATGTGAACACTAAAATATTCATTCTCATTCTCCAAACTCCTTCTTCAGTTGCTCGGCGATCTCATCGATGTTCTCTTGGAGTTCGTCTTCTCTTTCCTCTATCTTTGATAGAACTTTGTCGATCTCTTTTTGCTTCTCAAGTTCGATGGAGGTCATTTCTTCTATATGCTTA